CAGTCATTCTGTCACCTTTAGACCGGCACGAATGATGATATCCACTGCTATTTCGTCGCCCGTCCGCTCGTCCTCATGAACCCATCCCATCGCCTCAGCGAAGCGAATCGTCAGCATCTGCCCCTCAGAGGTCAGTGCTGATGTGTTGCGGGATATGGCCATCGCGGCGTCCGAGATATACCCTCGAAACGCTTTTTCTTCCTCACTTTTGCGAAAAGCGGATACGCAATGCTCTATCACGTATCCGCTTCCCATGAGGTTCAGGAGGTCGAGCCGGATGCTTTCTACAGCGTCAAAATACCCCGATTCTCCAATCGTGCCAATGAGATAAAAAAATTGACGACATCCTCGTTATTGATGATTTCGTTGAACGCCGCAAGGTACTCGCACACCGAGTGATCATCGACGTTCTCAGGCTCTACGAAGCACAGCAGGGCCAGAAGCTCGAGCGTCTCGTCGGGATGCTCATCGAGCACCGCGTCGAGGATCGCCTGCGCGTTAGCCTTCATCTGCTCGGTTCGCTTCTTCCTGTTCTCGGCGGCTGTCATGGCCTTCTCTTCGTCGGTCATGTCGTCCGTGATCTTCACGAGATTCGGAACCCGCGCCCTAATACCCATGATGTCAGTCACATCGAGCCATTTTGCCACCGATTTTCTGATCTTGCTCGTCTGCCTCAAAAACTCAGACGGCTTGCAGTTCGCAAGATTTTTCATGATTCTCCCACTCGGGGATTATGCCCCCGCTTTCACATAGATTTCGAACGGCACTATATCCTGATCAGCAAGGCTGTAATGCCCGTGGAACTCGAAGGACATCTGGCCCTTCGCGTTCTTTCCGGACTGGATCTGGAAACCGCTCGTGTTGAGTGCATTGATCAGGTGGATCGCGAGGAATCCGGCGTTGTTGCCGGTATTCTTGTCGCTGTAGTCACCGATCCACCACAGATCGGTGAAGTCGCTGTCGATCAGCTTCTCTCTCGGCACGATCTTCGTCGAGTCAGTCCCGTCGATGTCAGCCGCCGCCGCAAGCATCTTCACGACGCTCGGCGTGACTGTCAGAAAGGTTCCGCTCATGCTCGGGTCAAACGCATCGAGATGCTTCAGCTCCTTCATGTTGTTCGGGACGTTGTCGACATCTTCGCCGAAGTCCGTATATGACGGGTTCGACGCGAAGTTAATCCCGCCGGATGTCGCCCCGAGGATATTCCCGATAACGCCGGTCGCCGGTGTGAAGCCGTCAACGAGGATGCCCGCATTGAGCTGTAACTTCTGGAACGTGTCGTCCGGCGCTTTTGTGAATTTCAGTCCCATCTTTTCTCCTTAATTTGAGCCGAGGAACTCGGCGTTGATGTTGATGTGAATCCTGCGGATCGTATCGTCATTCGGCTCCGCTATCCGCTGTGCGAAGCTCGTGCCCCGTGTGATCCACAGGGCTCCGGTGTCGTACCCGATGACCGTGCCGCCTTCGCCGATGCCAGACGCGATCTCCTGCGCCTTCTTCTCGGCATCTTCCCATGTCGTCGACCTGTACCAGATCGAAGCAGTCAGCGGCAATGTGTTCCCGAGTGCGTCTGTGATCGTTTCGTAGGTGATGTACGGCAGGGACGCGTCATCAGGTACCGTCTGCTCATCGTAAGCGGTCAGCCCGAAAGATGACCAGAAGCTGTTTAATGCCTGTGCCTTATCCATTCGGTATCACCCACTCCTCAGCCGTCACCTGCCTCATGTTGAGGCCCGCGCTCGCCGGTGTGTACTTGTCGTCGCCGTCGGACGTTACGCGGAAGATTTTGCCGTCCCTGACCCGCCGGAATACGTTGTGGTATTCAAGCGTCAGGGAGCGTCCTGTCGTCACCGTGTACCTTGAGGTCACTCCGTTCTTTTCCGCCGCTCTGGCTTCCATCGAGGTGTCGAAGACGATCGCCGCATCGAACGAGGCGCCGTCCACGTAGGACGTGATATACCCGCCGTACCCGTCAGCCCTTGTCAGCTTGTCGAGCATGACGCACTTTTCCATCGCATCGCTCAATAACGACATCTCGGTTTCCTCCACCCGTCAAGCCTTGACGTGAAGCCGGACACCTGCGTCCAGTCTCCGCCCGCGTTTTGCCCGCCTGAGGTGCTTCCCTTGGTGTAGCTATACCCTCCAAAGGATTCGCTCGTAAACGGGCTTAGTGCGGCAGAATCGGCGCTCAGGTAACGTGTCTGCCACGCGTCTATCTCATCGGACAGTGCCTCGACTTCCTTCGGGATCGCAAGCGCCCAGACGGCTCCGTCGTAAGTCTCGTCCGTCAGGTCTTCCGCCGGATACTTGTATATCCCGTCGTTGAACACCGATCCGATGATCCGGAAATACTGCCCGTTCTGCAGGTCGACGCCGGTGATGTTGCCGTCGCTGATGGAGAACTCGCCGAACAGGCGCTCGACGTCGAACCAGTTATTGAGATATCTGCATACTTCGGACAGCATTCCCGTTCACCTCACATCATGATGTAGTCGATGCGGTTGTGATCGTGCCCTTGACGACGCCACCCGCGTACTCGACGAGGAACTGGATGCCGTCCATGATCAGCGATTCGATCTGGGCTCTTTCCTCGTTCTGGTAGCCTGACTTGATGCCGATGTAGCCGAGCTCGTCAGCGGTCAGGCCGAACGCCCGCGCGATCTCGCCGTTCATGGTCAGGTAGTACATGATGATGTTTTCCTTGGCCGTGGCGATGAACGTGCCCGCAGTCACCTGAGAGGTCAGAATGACCGTGCCGAGGCCGAGGAAGTTCTCGATGTAGTTCAGGCCGAATACGGTCTGCATCGTCACCTGAGCGGTGCCGAGGTACTTCGCGACATCCGTCGGATTTAGGAAGTACACAGCCTCAGCGGTGTCGTTCTCGAAAGCGATCTGCAGTTTACCCCACGCATCAGCGAGAGCCGCCTGCAGGCCAACACCCGTCGCGGTGATCGAGCCTGTAATCGAGCCGTTGAGGAAGCTGAAAAAGTCGGTGCGGATAGAAGTCTGCACGTCCTTGATCAGTTTGGCGTCTGTGGCCCTGACGGCCTCGTCATAGCCGGATTTCTTGATCGCTTCAGCCGAAGCGGCCTTGCGCCATTTCTTCAGAGTGATTTCACCGACCGGCGTTTTGGTGCGGGCGTACTTTGAAAGCGGGATGATCTCGCCTTCCGGCACGGCACCGTTATTGGCGAGCTGACCGGTGGTATCGTACACGTACATAGTCGTGCCTTCCATCATCGGGATTTTGCGCGTGACGCCAAGGGCCTCGACGAGCTTCGCAAGGGAGCCGTGCGTGAACTGATAAACAAGGTCAATCTCGCGGGCCTTCGCCATATCGGCGGCCTTAATCAGATTAGTTTCCGCTGTGGTTACAACGTTTGGCATTGTTTTGTCCTTTCTTGATTAAAATCCAAATAATTCGTGATTTTCGGCGATTGCCTTCTGCCGCTCGGCGGCATCCGCAATCTTCATGATTTCTTCCTTCGATGAATAAGCCTTACCGCTTCCGTCCGGCGGGTTGTGCGTATCCGCGCCCTTGGCCGACGTGCTTACGATCAGCTCGGGCCATTCTTCCTTTACGGCCTTGATGTGAGTTTTGGCCTCTTTGATCTTGCCGTCGTCCTCGAGCTCAACCGCGTCCCAATCGGTGTACTTCAGCACCTTCGCCATATGGTTGTCGCCGATACCGGCGTCCTTGAGGAGTTCCTTGTAGGCGGTTTCCTTTTTGGCTTTCAGTTCCTTCGCCGCAACCTCAGCCTTATAGTCACCGTACTCCTTCTTTAGGGCGTTGTACTTTTCCTCGAAACCGTCACCGCTGTCTGCTTTCAGCGCATCCAGTTCCTGCTGTACACTCGGAAGCTTTTCCGCATCCGCCTTGTACTGATCCCTCTGTTCTTTGAGGGCGTTGATTGATTCGGTGTGAGCGTCGATAATCTCATCGACCTTGTCCGCGTCAATGCCCAGAGCGGACAGGAATTTGCGTGTAAGTGCCATTATTAGCTCCTTTTCTTCGGTGGATTGCTTTCCATTCGCTTTATTTCACTGTACATAAAAAGAGCCGGTGAAGCAAATAAACCACTTTACCGGCTCATGATATCTCTCGCGATGGCCTTGTACTCGTCCTCGTGCTCGGACACCGCCCTCTTGAGGAAGTGTATCGGCTTCATGCCGACAGTGCGGTGCCCGATTCCGTCGTCGTCAACGTACACCCACGGGTCTTTCCTGCCGCCGCCGCCCTCGGCGAAGACGCCGGTGCCGACCTCGTTGTACAGCGCGTACTCCAGATTAGACCCGATGTACACCGCGTTCTCGCTCGGCACGACCTGATGTGAGACGCTGTTCCGCATGGCTCCGGTGTCCACCCTGCCGGACTCCGTGATGTTCGCCTTGGCGTGAGACTCGCACTGGATCCCGATTGCCTCCAGTGCCGCCTCGACCGCGTCACGCATCGCCTCCTCAACCTCGATGCGGTGAGATTCGAATTTGATGTCCATCAGTACACCTCGTCCCCTTCGTCGGGGATCAGTTCCTGCTCGCGGTCTTCTTCAATCAGGCGCATGATCTCGGCCGTCGTGTCTTCCATCGTGTTGCTCGTGCCGATCTGAAACACATACGGCTTGCCGAAGTGTGCCTCGTACTTCTCAAGTGCCGCGTCCATCGCTTTTTCCTCTGCGCTTTTTACCGGTTCTGTCACATCAAGCCAACTCATTTCACAGCCTCCTCCAACATTCTCTCAAACATCGCATACGACTTCGGGAAAAGTTCCTTGATCATCGGCAGTGACTGGTTCTGCGTCACCGTCGCGCTGTACATCTCGGCAAACCCTTCCATTCCGAGTGATACATACGGTGTCTCGGGCTTGTCACGCTTCCAGTAGTTGTTGCCGTGCCCTATACCGAACGGATAATTCGTCTTATAGTTGTCAATCATATACTGCTCGAAAAGGTCGGACACATCCGTTATCTGATAGATGTTATTTGTGCTACAGATATGATTTCTGAACTCATCCCCCAGTTTCGTGTCGAGCTTCATATAGCTCCTCAGGTCTTCGGCGACGTAACTGTTCTTTGCAAGGTACTTGTCCCAGATTGCCCTCAGCTCGTGCTCATCGCCGTCCGTCAGTGTGTTCCTGAGTGCCCTGTATTCGTCACGCGGCAGGGACTGACGCAGGAACGACCTCATATAGCCGGAGATTCCCATGCCGCCGTCGCCATCCTGTATTGATTTTACAGCGTCGAAGGAGTCCTTGTAACCATTTTTGTGCATCCAGAACTCCTGCATCCGCTCGCCGCACTCCTTGTAGATCGTCTCGCCGAAGCTCCCGCCCTCGAATGATTCGGTCAGGTATTTTCGCTGTCCCGTCGTCTTCTTACCGAGGAGCCAGTCGATATTGTGGCCGTACTCGTGGAAGTAGCAAGCGTTCTCTTCCTGATATTCGCTCTTCTGGAATGCTTTCTTCTGGGAGCCATAGTGTGTGCGGCCGTCCCACGGCGCGAAATGCGCCTTGCCGGACTTCGCATCGAACTCGGGCTTGTGCATATCCGCCGACACGGCGTTCCAAGCCGCCTTGGCGTTGTCAGGAGCCGCGTCAAGCGCATCCATGACATGCTGTTTGTACTTCTTCGGTGCCATCTCGATGGCGTTGCCGTATATCGCCTGTACCGGCTCCGACTTAGCCTTTGGCGCCTTTTCGTTCTGCCACTCCTCGAAGGTCATCTCGCCCATTTTCGGAGAAGACTTCACCGTGTCGCGCTCATAGCCATTCACCCACGCCAACAAAGTGCACCGGCAGTTCCAGATTTCCCTCTGCGGCGCGTCGCTCTCGCCTGTGCAGTCGGCAGGGTAGTATATCTTGTGCCCGTCCGGCAGATTGAACGGCTTGTCCACCTCGGGGCGCTGTCCGTGCATCAGCCGATGATCGTGCCGCGGCCGGCC